CTCCAGTACATGAGCAGGAGGAAAATGATTGTGTCAGTGAAGGTGGGCACTAAATGGGTATGGGCAGTACCAGGATATACACCACCAGATAATACCTACACTAAACCAGAGACACAGAAAGAACGTATGAAGTTCCTATCAACTGTATTCAACAATTGGGGTAGGCAATCACATGAGGCAAGCCAAACGAACACGAATAGCTGATGCAGTAGAGCAGTACTACAAGTCACTTGAGTACCGATCACTCTCTCCACAAGCACAGAAAGATTATCGGTACTGTCTTAACACTTTCTTACAGACACCTCTCATGGGTAGGAATGTAGAGGTTATGTACCTACAAACCCTTACTGCGCCTTTAGCTCAACGTGCATACAATACTTGGGCTGAGAGAGGTGTACCTTTTGCTAATCACACCATGTCAGCTGCCTCTGTAGTATTCAATCATGCCATACGTCTGGGATACTGTGAGATAAATCCCTTCAGCAAGGTACTTAGAAGGCCCCACAAGCCACGCAAAGTAGTCTGGACTAGGGAGGATATCACCCGCTTCCTAAACGTGGCTTATAGCTCGTTTAATACCCGTTCTGTGGGATTGATAGTTCAGATGGCATACGAGTGGTGTCAGAGACTGGGGGATATGTCCAATCTTAAGTGGGCTAACTACAATTTTGATACTAAAGTACTATCACTTGAGCAGTCAAAGCGTAGGGCCAGGGTAGAGTTACCTACAACGGAGGAGTTACATGAGATGTTAGTGCAGCAGAAGCAGGAAGTAGGCACAGATTATGTAGCTCCTCAGTGCCATAGCAATAGGATCTTTAACAAGCCTTACGATAAGTTTCAACTGGCACTCGTGGCAAGGAAAGTGATACGTAAGGCAGGGTTACCTGAAGAGCTACAGATTATGGATATGAGAAGGACAGGCACGATGGAGATGGTCGATGCGGGTGTTTCGTTACCACAAATCATGTCAGTGACCGGACATGTAAGTCCGGGTTCAGTAACCCCTTACATGAAGAACACTTTGACAAGTGCTAAAAATGCTGCTAAGCTTCGCTTCACCAACACGGACAGTGTACATTTAAATGATTAATATAAAAGACTATATATCTAATTTAGATTTATACATAGGTCAAACATATAGAAGTACATGTCCAGTATGTAGTAGAAAGAATACATTTACAGTTACTAATGATAACGGTACACTTGTATGGAATTGTTATGCTAATAGCTGTACATTGAGAGGTAAGTTAGGTGTAGGTTTACGTGTAGAAGATATACGTAAACTTATACATGGCAGTAAAGATAAAGAAGATATACCCTTTGTACTACCTGAATGGATCGTTAAAGACCATGAACACATTCAAACATTTCGTAGGCAGAACTGTATCCCCGACACCGTGGAACTACGCTTCGATATCCGAGATAGTCGAATTGTATTTACAGTCATGGACAGAGGTAAGATGGTTGATGCTGTCGGAAGACATTATTCCCCAGAGGGGGGTGGAAGGATCTTTAATGCACCATCTGTTCGCCGTACCCCGAAGTGGAAAAGGTATGGCAATTCTCGCAGAGCGTATACTTGTGGAGAAGGTTCGACAGTTGTCCTTGTTGAGGACTGTATCTCAGCTACCCAAGCATTGCACTTTCAATGCACAGGATTCGCTATCATGGGGACAGCCTTACTTAGGGAACACATTGAGCAACTACAAGGTTACTCACGTGTTCTAGTAGCACTTGACCCCGATGCAATGGCTAAGACTGTTGCATACACCAGAGAACTCAAGTCACATGGCATTGACGCATATGCATTGAAGCTGTATGATGACTTGAAATATCGCCAACCCCAGGACATGCAACGTGTCCACTCATTGATTGAGAGTAAAGATGGAACATGCCTTACTGAAGAGCCTACTCGATAAAGATTTCTACGATGAAACACGAGGGGCTAAGTGTCCCGACAAGATCTTTAGCAAGGATCTACGCAAGATAAAACAACTCATTGACAGTGCCATGGAAGAGTACCAACGGGACATAACCCCAGAGGAACTAGAGGCTCTGTACTTCACCGAGAATCCCACACTTACAACGGCACAGAAACATGCCATGCATCTTGAGTTTAAAAAGATACATGGAAGTTCTGTCATGGGTGCAGATGTAGCACAGAAGATAATCAGTAACCTGTTCAGGCAACTGGTAGGTGAGGAGGTAGCTAACCTAGGATTCCAGTATGTGAATGGTGAACAAAGCACCATGGAACCACTGAGGCAGATCCTTGATAACTATCAGGATGATTTCACCCCACAGATAAGAGTTAATTACGTAGACAATAGCATTGATAACCTGTTACAAAAGGCAGCTAGCAATACCAAGTGGAGATTCAACATACCTTCATTGTTTAATTCAGTGCAAGGCTTAGACAACGGTATGCTATTTGTGATCGGTGCTAGATCTAACGTAGGTAAGTCAAGCTTTCACAGTACCTTATGTGCCTCACCCCATGGATGGGCATCACAAGAAGCACGTATACTAGTCTTGTGCAATGAGGAGAAACCAGAGCGAGTGGCTAGCAGGTACATGACAGCAGCTACAGGTATGACCATGACACAGATAGCTGCTGACAAGGCACAGGCACACAGGCTTTATGACCCCATAAAAGATAATATAAAGTTTGTAGATGCTACAGGTAAGACCATGCGATGGGCAGAGTCAGTGATCAAGACACACAAGCCTGACATTGTAGTGCTTGACATTGGATCTAAGTTCGCTGAAGATGGGGCATCTACTCAAGATCCTGCAGTACTTAAAGCCAATGCAGTGTATGCAAGAAACATTGGGAAGATGTACGGTTGTCTTGTAGTTTATTGCACACAGTTATCTGCTGAGGCTGAAGGTAAGATCGTTCTATCTCAAGCCATGATCGAAGGTAGTAAGACAGGACTTGCAGGAGAGAGTGACCTAATGATTTTAATTGCACGTAATCCTCCATTGCAGGACTCTACAGATGGAGATGATGGGCAGAGGCACTTGAACATTGTAAAGAATAAGATCAATGGTATACACCGAATCATCCATGCAGAGTTTGATTATTCCACTGGAGTGTACTTCTCATGAATAAAAGTATTGAAAATCAGGCAAGGTGGTATGCAATCAAGGTATTGCTAGGGTATCTAGTGCCTATTGTATTGTTTGGTATCTTTGCCTACATAGATGCAAAGCTACTTTTGATAGCCCTAACTGCAGTGTTTGTAGGATTTATATGTGCAGGTATTTATCGTGATTACTACAACGAGAAGTTAGAGGAGTTGAAGAATGAACACAAGAATCAAGGAACTTGCTGAACAGGCTGGATTTCAATACATCAAAGATGAAGGTATCGGCTGGGCGGGGAATCATAATGCTAGTTTGCCAAAGTTTGCCGAGTTGATTGCTGCTGAAGTTATCAGCAAGGCTGAAGATTATGGTCTTGGATGTGATGCTGTCGAGCAATTGAAAGAAGATTTCGGAGTTGAAGAATGTCTGTAGATACTTACACACGAAAGGCCAAGTTCGCTGAACTTAAACCATACGATCCATTTGCTAGTGCAGATGACTTTATGGAAGTATGCGAGTGGCACAATGGTGAAGGGTTTGATGTCACCATAAACAATCGTGTTGTTTCATTCACTTTGGGACAGTGGGAATGCCTACAAGTGTTGGTGAATTACAAGGAGTCAGTTTAATCATGAGTGGTGATCACAATATGTATCAAAAAACTAAGTCATATCTTGATGATTTTGAGTGTCCAAGGTGTGGTCATTGCTGCCAAGCTGAGGCGAATAAAGAAATGAAACCAAAATTTATGCAATTACTTGAGCGGTGCATTGTTAACGGCGTGATACTTGGTCACAACCAAGCATACAAGTACAACCCTGTACCTGAGCGTTACGAAATAAATCAAGCCATCTGCAATGAAGTAATGAATGAAATCCATGAGTGGTTTGATTTTGATGAGGGTAAAGCATGAGCAGAGAAGCTATGCAACTGGCGCTTGAGGCGCTGGAGAGTGATCCAACAAGTCTTGCTTGGCTTATTAACAAAAAGCAAGCCATCACTGCCCTTCGCCAAGCACTTGTCGATGCTGACGACACATCGCAAAAACGTGTCGATGAAAAGGAAAAACGTGAACATGAATGGGTTGGTCTGACCGCAGATGAAATCTGGAAATGCAACAAAGCAAAGAGTGGCAGTGCTGTGGAGTTTCACATTTGCTATGCACATCAGAACGTGTTGGATTTTGCCCGTGCCATTGAATCAAAGCTAAAGGAGAAGAACACATGAGTATAGAAGCTATGCAGATGGCGCTGCACACGCTGGAGGGCTGGGCAAATTACGGAAAGTGGGTTTGGCCTGAGTCTGCGCTGGAGCAGGCAAAGCGAAATACAACTGAATCCATCACCGCCCTGCGCCAAGCACTGGAGACAGAGCAAGAGCCAGTGGCGTTTATTAATGTGGAAAAGCAAAAACTTGAGTGGGCCAAACTTACATCGTGGCATACGCCAACAATAGTAAACCTGCCAAAGATTCCACTTTACACATCCCCACCAAAGCGTGAATGGGTACCCGAAGCCTTGCGGCTGGCTGATGCGCTGGACGCTGAGTTTGTGCAAGGACGAATAAGCAATAGCACGGGCAGGGAATCAGCCGTCGAACTGCGCCGATTGGCACTGAAGCAATGGGTCGGGCTGACGGATGAAGAGATTCAAGATTTAAGTTATCTGTCCCAGAAAATCGACGAAGGTAATTCGCCGTGGTTTGATCGCTGTGGTTTTGCCCGTGCCATTGAGCAAGCCTTGAAGGAGAAGAATCAGTGGTAAATATCGTAACAGGACTACGACTGAAAGAATCAAGTTAAAGGGGCGCAATCAATGAGATCACGAGCCTATGAAGCATGGAGAGAGTACGAAGCCTATCAAGTACCCATGACTCCCGCAGGTGTTGAAGCTGCTAATGGCAGGATGAGAGTGTTTATAAAAGGATTTGAAGCAGGTATACGTGAAGCTGCTAATATCCTTAAAGAAAAACACGAAGAACAGACAACCGAGTTACACAACTACTATCTGGTATCATCCAGATTAGTGAGGGAGTTGTATAAAGATGATTACGACACTGGACGTTGAGAACACAATCACAGTACGAGATGGAAAGAAACACTTAGATCCATTCGAGAAAGGTAATACTTTAGTCATGGTAGGTGTCAAGCACCTTGACCAAGAACCACAAGTTTATACCTTCGATCATTCGGAAGTGCAGGTAAATGTAGATAAGTACCGACATTATGTACAGGAAGCTCTCAATAAAACTACCTTACTTGTAGGGCACAATATATCTCATGATCTATTGTGGCTCTGGGAGTGTGGGTTTAAGTACACAGGTAAAGTATTCGACACAATGTTAGGTGAATACATCTTACTGCGTGGTATAACTAACCCCCTTGACTTGGGATCAGTGGCAATGAGGCACAACTCCCCTGTCCAGAAACAAGATGTCATCAAAGATTATCTCAAACGTGGTATCTCAGTACGAGATATCCCCCATGCAACACTCTCGGAATACTTATGCCATGATCTAGGTGCTACTGAATGGGTATACAAATCCATCCAGAACAAGCTACAACAGCCTGAATATGCGGGGCTAGTGGGTACTATGGATCTCACTAACGAAGTCACTGTAGTGCTTGCTAGGATGTATCAGGCAGGGTTCAAGGTAGACATGGAAGCACTGGAACAAGTGAGACACCAGTTCATTACCGAGAAGTCTGACATTGAGAAGTATTTAAATGATCAGGTGCATAAGCTTATGGGTGACACACCGATCAATCTCAATAGTCCTGAGCAATTGTCGTGGGTAGTTTATAGTAGGAAACCATTAGACAAGTCTAGGTGGGTATCAGCTATCACACCTTACATGTCCGATGCAGATTTTAAAGTGGCAGTGAAACAGAACTTCGCTACCTTGTATAAAACAAAAGCTATACAGTGTAGTGATTGCTCTGGTGTAGGATCTATCTATAAAGTTAAAAAAGATGGTTCAGCATTCAAGAGGGCTACGAAATGCAATGCATGTAATGGCTCAGGCTTTATCTATGAGCAGACGAAAGATGTCGCAGGACTCAAGTTCACAGCCCCCAATTCAAAGTGGGCATCAGCCAATGGTTTCGGTACATCAAAAGACAACCTTGAAATACTTGAAAGGGTAGCGGTATCAAAGCAAATGCATGAGGCATCTGAGTTTTTAAGTAAGCTCAGAAGACTGTCAGCCCTGGACAGTTACCTCAGCAATTTCGTAGATGGCATTGCAGCTTTCATAAAAGATGATGGCATGTTGCATGTGAGATTGAATCAGCACATCACTGCAACAGGCAGATTCAGTGGTTCCAATCCCAACATGCAGAACATGCCAAGAGGAAATACATTTCCTGTGAAGCGTGTATTTGTTTCACGTTGGGAAGGTGGGAAGATTATGGAAGCTGACTTTGCTCAACTAGAATTCAGGGTTGCAGCTTTCTTATCTCAAGATGAAACAGCAATCAAAGAAGTCAAAGAAGGATTTGATGTTCACTCGTACACAGCAAAGGTTATTACGGAGGCAGGCCAAACAACATCTAGACAAACAGCTAAGACTCATACATTCGCACCCCTGTACGGAGCCACAGGATATGGAAGAACACCTGCAGAATCGGCGTACTACGAACACTTCATGGAGAAATATCAGGGAGTAGCCCAATGGCATAAGCAACTTGCAAGGCAAGTAGTTAGCTATGGTTTCATTAAACTGCCCAGTGGCAGGGAGTTTGTATTCCCTAACACACAGCGTAAGAGAGATGGCACTGTAACAAACTTTACACAGATAAAGAATTATCCTGTGCAAGCATTTGCAACTGCAGATATAGTTCCATTAGCATTGGTAGAAATACATAAACGACTTGTGCATTATGAAAGTTGTGTGGTAAATTCTGTGCACGATTCGATTGTGATTGATGTACACCCAGATGAAATTGAGTATGTAGTACAAGTTATCGACGTAGTTCAAGCTGATCTTATCAATCTCATTAACAGGAGATGGTCGATAGATTTCAATGTGCCACTTGCATTGGAAGCAAAGATAGGAAATAATTGGCTTGAACAAAAAGATGTTCCACAAACCACTTTAAATTAAGGAAATTAAATGAGTACAAGTTTAACACTCGTAAACAATGGTAACTTCGCTGCCATGGCAGATGCTATGGGTATGTCAGTGGACATGAAGACTTCCAAGCAATCAAGCAATCTGGCTCGCTTGAAGATTAGTCACAAGGCAGTGATGGGTGAAGAAGAGATCAAAGGCAAGATCAAGAAAGTAGAAGTTCTTGAAGCTGGCTTGTATGTTCTTAACTACAATGAAATAGATTACTACCTACAGAATCCTAGCATTCGTTTGTTTAATCAACGATTCATGTACAAGCGATTCGTAAAAGGTGAACCCAACATTTATGTGAAGACAGTGATGGATAAAGATCTTAATGCAGATCTCAGGGATAACCAGGGTGGGTTTAATTGTGGCAAGCCTTCAGGTTGGATCAAGGATTATAGTGCATTGCCCACTGAAGTTAAGACATTGATGAAATCTATCAAGCGTGTACGTGTATTGTTTGGTGAGATCTCAGCCAACGATGCATACACTGCAGATGGTCAGTCTGTTATGATTGATAACAATATCCCATTCATTTGGGAGATTGACAATAAGGATGCATTTAAATCTGCAGGTGCAGTCATTGCTCTGTTTGCTAAGCAGAATCGTTTGTTACCTCAGCATTCGGTACACCTTGGTACAGAAGCTAATCCACTTCCTAATGGTGAGCAGTTCTTTACACCCATATTTAATGTGGACTTTGGTAATGTGCTTTCCTTAGAAGATAAGGATCAGGTCACCTTTGCTAACTTTAATGATTGGATCAGTAATTATAATGATTACATCATTAAGAAGTTTAATGAAGGATCAGCTAAGAAAGAACAAGAGCGTGATGATACGCTTGTCGAAGAGTTTGTTGATGTGGACGTAGCTGCCTAATGAACCATCCTGCTGAGCTTAAGGTACACCAGTACCTCTCCAATCTACGGTTTGGTGATAGTACGTTATCGCCAGAAGTGATTGAACAGATTGTAGAGGATATACGTGCTGCCTTAACTCGGCAGTTTGTAGATAAGTTAGACAATGGATTTTCATTACGTATGTCTAATGTAGGCAGGGCGTATTGCCAATTGTGGTTCGATAAGAATGAGCCACATAAGGCAATACCCCACAGTACTAACTTCGTCATGAACATGATGATAGGCGATATCATTGAAGCTATATTCAAGGGATTGCTTAAACAGACAGGCGTAGCATACTCAGATGGGGAGAGAGTTACCCTTGATCTAGGTGAGTACAAGATTCATGGCACACCCGATATTGTCATGGACGGTAAGGTAGATGATATTAAGTCTGCCTCACCGTGGTCCTATGAGAATAAGTTTAAGTCTTTCCAATCTCTTGCTGATGGTGATTCCTTTGGATATCTAGCACAGCTAGCTGGTTACGCTAAAGCTATGGGCATAGAGGCAGGAGGATGGTGGGTAGTTAATAAAGCTACAGGACAGTTTAAGTATGTACCTGCAGATGGTTTAAATGTTGATGTACATGCGGAGAATATCAAAGCAATCGCCGCAGAACTTGAAGGGAATATATTTCGCAGGTGCTATGAGGCAGAGGAAGAAACATATTACAACAAGCCAACGGGTAACAAAGTCCTTGGCAAAGAGTGTCAGTGGTGCAGTTACAGGTACGCATGTTGGGAAGGTCTTGAAGAAAGACCATCACTTGTCTCAAGGGCAGAAAATCCCCCAACTGTCTCGTATGTCTTTATCAAGAAGAAAGAAAATGAAAGTAAAGACAATACATGACACCCGTAAAGCCTGGGCTGTAGGCAAAAAGTATGGCTACAGAAGTGGGTTAGAAGTTAAAGTACAAGAGCATTTAAAAGAGAATGGTATACATGCTAAGTACGAACACATTAAGATCGAATGGGAAGATCTTATGTATAGGAAATATACACCTGACTTCTTACTCCCCAATGGTGTTATAGTAGAAACTAAGGGTTTATTTACTTCACAAGATAGACGCAAGCATTTACTTATCAAGCAGCAACACCCAATGCTTGATGTAAGGTTTGTATTTGAAAGGGCAGATAGGAAGCTAAGTAAAGTATCTAAGAGTACCTATGCATCCTGGTGTGAAAAGAATGGATTCCAGTATGCAGTTAAGTATGTCCCACTAGAATGGGCAGAAGAATCACCAAAGAGTTATTTTCCAGAGAAACTAATTATCTTTAAGGATAAAAAGCAAAATGAATCCTGATAATGTATTTAATGACGATGATGTAGCACTTGTACTAAGTCCTAACTTTGAGAAAGACGGTACATGGACAGGTACATTAGATCTTAATATTGCTATCATGCCTGTAGATAAAGGCTCAGAGGAATCAATAGGGGCTATTGAAGAACTCACTAACATGATGATCACATGCTTTCGTTTGATCACTGAAGATGAAGAGTTTCATCATCAAGTTATGAAAGCAATGATTGAATACGTAGATCGTGGAGAGTTACTGGATCAAGATAAGTTAGATGAAGTGGAGCAGATGATAGGTACATCAGACAATGTGTATAAGCTTAGTGCTTGGACTAAGACTAGGGGGAATGCATAGATGGATATGGTCAATAGCCCTGCCCATTACAACATGGGTAAATATGAAACAATTGATATTATTGTAGATACATTAGGGACAGAAGGTGCTATTGCTTATTGCCGTGGTAATGTACTAAAGTACACCATCCGCATGATGCACAAAAGCAAGCCACTTGAGGACGCACGTAAAGCCCAGTGGTATCTGAATAAGACAATTGAATTGATGGGGGCACTAAAGCCTAATGAGATTACAGGGGCACTGAAGTAATGAAACAACTCAAGTTATTCGATGATATCGAAGATGTGCAAGATAGCACTGTCTATGCAGATGTAAGTTTTGTAGTTTCTTTTGATAAGAAAGAAATGCCTACTGTGTATACAGACATACTATATCTGGAAGATGAAATAAAGGATGCCATCATCAATGCCATGCATGACATAGGTGCAACAAAGACTGACGATATCATCATTAATATTGAGGGCTTAGAATGAAAGAATCATTGATGGACTACCACGGTATACAGATTGATATATCACGTGATCGGTTGCTATCTGAACAGGCTACGCAGCTATTACAAGACTACTATATGCTCCCAGGTGAGAGTAGTCCACAAGAAGCATATGCCCGTGCTGCACTAGCTTACTGCAATCATAACAAGCCTTTTGCACAGCGTATCTATGACTATGCATCTAAGGGTTGGTTCATGTTTGCCAGCCCCGTACTTAGTAATGCACCACGTGTAGGTGAGTACTTTAAGGCTTTACCTATCTCATGTTTTCTTACATACATAGGTGATAACCTGACTTCCCTTGTAGATCACAATGCAGAAGTTGCATGGCTATCAGTAAAAGGTGGAGGTGTAGGTGGGCATTGGTCAGATGTACGTGGTGTCAGTGATAAAGCACCAGGACCTATACCTTTTATGAAAGTTGTAGATAGTCAGATGACTGCATACAAACAAGGCAAGACACGGAAAGGTAGCTATGCTGCGTACTTGGATATTAGTCACCCTGACATTGTTGAGTTTATTAATTTTAAAGTACCCACTGGTGGTGACATCAATAGAAAATGCTTCAATCTATTTAACGCAGTCAATGTCACTGACAAGTTTATGGAAGCAGTAGAGAAGGATCTTGAGTGGCACTTGATTGATCCTGCTAATAAAGATGTACGTGGAACAATAAAAGCTAGGGATCTATGGCAACGTATCCTTGAAGCTAGATTTCGTACTGGCAGTCCCTATATCAACTTCATTGACGAAGCTAACAGGCAGCTTAATCCACAGCAGAAAGCATTAGGTTTAAAGGTACACGGTAGCAATCTATGCAACGAAATACACTTAGCTACAAGTGAAGATCGTACTGCAGTATGTTGTCTATCTTCTGTGAACTTAGAGAAGTTTGATGAGTGGGTAGATACAGATATGGTCTATGACCTAACTGTTTTCTTAGACAATGTATTGCAAGCCTTTATCGATAATGCACCACGTGAGATCCATAAAGCTATCCGTAGTGCAGAGGCAGAGAGATCGTTAGGCTTAGGTGCTATGGGTTTCCATGGTTATCTACAAAGCAAGGGTATTCCATTTGAGGGGTTGTCAGCTAAGATTGCAAACATTAGAATGTTTAAGCACATTAAAGCACAGGCAACTAAAGCTACACAGACTATGGCACGTACAAGAGGTGAACCAAGTGATCTCATTGGTACAGGCACTCGCAATGCACACCTTATTGCTGTTGCTCCAAATGCTAATAGTAGTATTATTTGTGGTTGCTCTGCTTCCATTGAGCCTATTAAGTCTAACGCATATGTGCATAGAACTCGTGCAGGATCGCATCTGGTCAAGAACGTCTACCTACAAAAGATCCTATATTCCATGGGCAAGGATACGCAAGAGGTATGGCAATCGATCATCATGAACGAAGGCTCAATACAGCATTTAGACTTTATAGATAAAACAACTAAAGATATCTACAAGACTGCTTTTGAGATTGACCAGACATGGGTCATTGAACATGCAGCAGATAGACAACAGTTCATATGCCAGGGACAGTCTCTGAATCTATTCTTCCCTGCAGGTAGCCCCAAGTCTTATGTTAATGCAGTACACTTACGAGCTTGGAAATCTAAACTCAAAGGCTTATACTATCTACGTACTAGCGCAGGTGTACAAGCTGATAAGATCGGTTTAAAGATCGAAAGGAATGCATTGCAAGATGCTGAAGAATGTCTTAGCTGTCATGGGTAAATCTTCTGAAGGTGGTAGTAAACGAAAACGATTCAGTAAAAGTTTGCATAGTGAGAATGATACACCCGCAAGGGCTGCAGCTATGCGGTACTGGAAAGCTTTAGGTTACAATGTCTACGAGAACACTAACAATCATATACCTGATTTAACTATAGAGACAGAAAATGCAAGATTCTACAGTGAAGTTGAGGTTAAAAGGATATGGAAGGGAGAGGATTTTCAGTACGATACCCTACAAATACCTGAAAGGAAGCGAAAGTATACAGGACTTGATCTTCCGTGTACTTTCATGGTATTTAACAACGAACAGACTCTCGTATTTCTCTGTGAGAGCAGCACACTTGTTACTTCCCCCATAGTAGAAGTGCCTAATAAGTTCGTACCTGAAGGGGAACTATTCTTTCAAGTCCCCATTAAACGTGTTAAATTAGCGAGGGTTCCAGTGTAATGAATAAAGATGCTATCATTAACCAGCTTGAAAGGATCTATGCTAACCTAGTGGCACTAGGAACTTATTATTTCCATGAGCATTGTGAATACAATAGTAACTATGCAGCTACTGGAGATATTGATACTGTAGAATTTGGATTGTGGGATGCAGAATTACGGATTAAAGAAGTTATTCAATTGTTAGAAGAGTCATATGGAGCAAGCAATGGATTCAGAGATGCCAGAGATTTTAATGACACGGAATCTTGGGAAACATCCAAGTGGACTTACGATGCAGGAATGGCTATGGCCTTTCAAGACTGCGGAACAGAGAAAGCTAGTAGCAAAGTATCACAAGAAGATTCAGAAGCAGCAGCGCAAGAAGCAATTAGACGATATTGAACTTGCACCCTTTTAACTTAATAGGAGAAAACTATGACTTACATTAAAGTAGACGATGAGATGGCAGATAAAATCTTACGTGATGGATTAGTTGAAAGCTACTTCACAACGGAAGATATGATTGAAGCTGCCGAAACAAAGGAAGAAGCAGGTGAAAAACTTAAACCCTATCAGCAAGAAGACCTTGAGTACAATAGAAAATACCTTAAAGCACTCAAAAGAGTTATCGAACACTTTAGCGTCGGAGGAAACTTTAATGTCGAGGCTGAAAGACTTGACTACTATGAAAGAAGTTTTAACCAACCAACCTACCTCCATGCCGAAGACGAAGATGAAAGCTGATACATTAAAAGGTCCAGATAGGCTTGACTTAGAGCAATCTATCATGGCTGTATGGGGCTTAGAGGACGATTTAGATGCCCTCTATGGTTATCTCTATGACACAAATGCAGATGCAGACACAGTAGCTAATGCTTTACTGGGGGCAAAGGTACTACACACAGCACGATGCACTAAGCTGTGGGATATCTTTACTAAGCTTATACAAACTAAGCAGTTTGCCAATACATCTTCAGATACGGTAGATGAACGTATCTCTGATTTAAAGGCACACATTGAAGAGCTAAGGGAAGACAATGCTAACTTGCTAGCTGCCTTACATGAGAGCTACGAGAATTGTGAAAGCATTGTGAAGTATGAGGGTCTAGGGCCAGGACAGTCACAACAAGGTATGAGTCTTCGTGAGCAACTTGCAGGTGCTATTAGACTAAAGGCTAAGGAAGTAAGTGAGGGGTACTTAAAGTAATTGACATAGACAAATAGCTAAATATAACTTTACTTCCCCCTGGGCACTTTCATAGTGCCCTTTATTTTCCCCTTTAACTTTGGAGTATTCATGTCTGTAACAGCACCAAATACAACGTACAAACCCTTCACTTATCCATGGGCTATGGAGTATGCAGTTGAATCTGAAAAAGCTCACTGGGGGGAATGGGAAGCTAAGTTACAAGATGACGTAGCACAGTGGCAGAATGGCAAGTTGTCTGCCCAAGAAAAGAATCAGATCACTCAAATCCTACGATTGTTTACGCAGAGTGATGTAGCTGT